GCCAGCATGTCGGCCAACATCGAGCCCGCACCGAACAGTTCCGTGTTCCCGCCGGCACTCTGTGTGAGGATCGGCACGCCGGCCGTCGCCGAGCCGGCGGCCAGCATCTGGCCGATCACCAGTGTGCGCTGGTTGATCTGGAAGAAGTTGGCCTGGCTGTTGTCGGCCTCGACATAGAACAGAGGGACGCGGGTGCTGTCCTGGATCAGGCTGAACGCGATGGCACTCATGGCCTAGCTCTCCTTCTCGTGAGACGCCTTGGTGGACGTCCTGACAGGCGGGTCTTCGACGGACTCCAGGTCGCCGCGGGCGAGGGCCCGGCGGATATCCGGATGCGCCGGGACACGCTGGCCTTTGGCGGGGATTGGGCGGCTGGTCTCCGGGTGCAGGATCGTGCACCCCTCAGCCGGCCGCACGTGGAGCATGTTGTGCATGTCAAGCCTCCTCGGGCAGGTCGATGGTGAGGGCAAAGCGGTTGAACGGGGCTTGCAGCGACACGGTGATCCCGGTCAGGTCCGGGTCATCGACGCTGTAGTCAGTGGCCTCCCGCCACGTAAGGCGCAGCACAACCCGGGTGACCGGGCGTTCGCCGCCGTCCCGGGTCTCCGCGCGCGCGGTCTCGGAGCGGATCGGCACGCGGTGCAGCGGTCGCCAAAGGGACCGGTCGGATAGGATCAGGCGCCGGATCTCGGCGACCTTGGCAAACAGCAGGTCGACCCACTTCTCAGAGGCGGCCAGCAGGATGATGGCCACGGCGTGCTCGGCCTCGTCGGCGATCGGCGGGCCATTGATTTCGAACTCCTCGGTGCTCTCCACCGGGTGGATCTCGACGACCACCTTGCCGGACGTCTTGAACAGCGGATCGTCGACTGGTGCGATGGCGGCGGCAGCGTCGGTTATGATCGCGGCCGTCTGGAGCCGCTCCGCGATATCAGAGCACATGCGCTGAAGCGGATCCGGGGTCACATCGGGTCCTCCGGCAGGCGCAGCACCAGCTTGGCGCTGCCATAGCCGTCCGGCCGCACGTCAGCGACCTTGAACACCTCCGCACCGTTCCGGATCGACACTTCATCCGAGCGCTCCGGGGCGTCGGATCCGAAGTCCTCCAGATTGACTTCGATCATGGGTGCGGTGCTCGGGACCTCGTCGACGCTGAAGGTCAGCGGCATCCACTCGCGCTGGAACACGCCTGTGGTGACGCCGGGCAGGATGGTTCCCGCCCGGCTGTAGACGATGGGGATGGACGCGCGGCGCTGCGTCGAGCGCTGCAGCTTGCCCGCGAGACGGTCGAAATCCGGCACGGATCAGGGGGTGGGCTTCGCCGGTTTGGAAGACTTGGCTGGGGCCTTCCGGACCTTGCCGTCGTCGATGAGGGCCTTGGCCGTGGCCTCGTCCAGGTCGAGCGGGAAGCCCTTGCCGTACTGCTTGCCGGCGATCTCGACCTGGGGCGCGGCTACAACGACCCTCATTCTGCGGCTCCCACAACGCGCACCGCCAGTTCCGGACGGGTCAGGACCGGGAGCGTGTTGCTCTGAGTCACGATCTCGACGCCACGGCCGTGCTTCATCACCTCCTGGGTAACGAAAACCTTGGTGTCCGGCGGTCGGTTCGCCCGGGCGATGTGATGGGCCGGCCCGTCGAACTCCGCGAAGGTTTCGGTGGTTCCGATGGGCACGGCCACACCCTCGTTCGCCGGGATGAACCGCGCCGACGTACCATCCAGCAGGGGCGCGACGCCGTTGTACTCCTTGAAGACCAACCCACCGAACGGGAATGCGCGCCGAGCATCCCCGCCGTTCCGCGCTTCCGACGCAGCCCATCCGCTGAAGACATCGCGCACGTTCGGATGCTGGACCAGTTTGCTCATGAACTCGCGACTGACCGGGACCTCGACATCGGTCCAGGATTCGCCCTGGGCATTGTCTTCCATGTGTCGGGACACCTCCCAACACAGATCCTGGACCGCCAGGTTGGGATTGGTGAAGTCGAAATAGATCGTCTTCTGCGGCACCTCGAACGTCGCGTGAAGGTCAAGCAAAACCCGACCCTTGCCGTCGCGAATCTTGCCGAACAAGGCGCCGACCCGGAGATACTCCCATGTGATCTCGTGGCTGCGGTAAATCTTGGTCAGCTTTCTGTCGACCACGCCCTCAAGGGTTTCCAGGACGTTCGACCCACCCGGCATGACGCGATCCTGGACGTCGGCAACCGTGACCCTGTCTTGGACCGGGAAGTGCGGCATCTTGACGATGTAGACCTTCTCATCGTCATCGCCGAGGACGTTGGGGGTTCCGTCCGGAACCTCGGCGGCAAGCACGAAGAACCGGCCATCGGCATAGCTGATCCGGGCGTACCCGGTGGCAAGCGGGTCGGCGTCGCCGAACAGCCCCATGTTGGTGATCATGCCGTAGTCGTTCTGGCGCCGATTGATCGCGGCGGCCAGATCCTGGGCGGTGTACGGCCAGTTGAATTCGGTGTCGATAAGCGTCGGCTCCACGATCAGGCTCCCTGCAGCATTGTGATACGGTTGGACACGAGGTCGGCGGTGGCCGCGGCCTTGTCGCCAGCGGCGATGCCATCGGGCCAGACCAGTGCGGATTCCAGCACGGCGGCGTCCGAGACGATTGGCGCCGTGTCCATGTCGGCACCGACCGGCACGTCAAGCCGATGCGTGGCGATCGCCGCGCCGAGCTGCGTGCCGTCGGTCGCGACCGGGTCGATCTGCACCAGTTTGCGGTCGCCGACCGGGACCGTGACGGTGATGGTGTCGCCGACCACGAAGTCGGTCGCGCCATCGGTGACCGTGAACGCGATCTGCGGGGACACATAGGCGACGCCGACCAACGCGTCGGCAAGCGCCAGACCGTCCGGGTCGACCACCTGGAACCGGCCACCATTGGCGGCGGCTTCGATGCAGGTCAGCACGTAGTCGCCGACCTTGGCCTGGCGCCCTAGGGTCAGGGCGCCAAGGGATCCGTTGCCGGTGCCGACCAGCGCGCCGATTGCCGGTGCGCCGAACAGCCGACGTCCGAGCACCATCCCGACACGGATCGGCCGAATGACGGCAACACCGCCCAGGACCGTCTCGGTGCGCTTTGAGACCAGAGCATCCAAGGTCCACTTGACGACGTGGCCCTCAGACTTATCGCGGGCGATCTTGAAGACAGGCAGTTCACTCATGGCTGAGATCTCCTACTGACGTGACGCCGGCCGGCGGCCGGCCTTTCGTTCGTTGTGCGCGTCGGCGCGCTTGAGCAGGCGAGCGCCAGGGTCGTCTTCTCCCGGTGCGTCGGCCCCGATGTCCGCCGGCTTCTGCGCGCGCATGCGGTCGACGAAACCGGCGGCGGCCGGCCCGGCCTTCGAGTGATTGGCGAGGAAGCTGGTCACCGCGTCGGCGGTCATCTCGGAGGTAGTCAGCAGCTCGGCCGCCGCTGCCCCCTGGCCGGCCACGATCGCCGCCGGCATGACGCTCGCCCAACGCGCGCGCTCCGCACGCTGGCCAGCATCGAAAGACGCAGCGTCGGCCGGAGCGTCCGCGCGGGGGCTCTCGTCCTCGTCGTCTTCCTCATCGCCATCGGCGGCGGCTGGCGTGGATGCCGTCGCGTCGTCAGTAGCGGGGGTGGCCACTTGATCGGCCGAAGCCTCCGGCGCCCGCTCGGCGTCCTCTTCATCTTCGGGGCCGCTCCCGGCCTCGGTTTCGAGATCGTTGGGCGCGCCCGCGCTGGCCGCACGCGCCCCCAACCGGCCCCGACGAATACTCGCCAGCAGTCCATTGGACATCACTGCTCTCCTCTTGGTGGTAGTAGCGCGGGGTCTCCGCGTCAGGCTGGACGCAGTGCTGCGTCCTCGATCACCCGCGCCATCGCGTCGGCCGGGGACAGAATCAGATCGGCAAGACCGCTGGAGACCGCCTCGCCGGTCAGCCCCGAGAACGAGCCGGCTTCCATGGCTTTGACCGCATCGGCGGTGATCCCGGACACCGCGTGCCCGCGGTTGCGGGCGACGGTGCGGTGGAACAGATCGACGGTCGCATCGACCTCCGCCTGGAGGCGCGCTCGGGCGTCGTCGCTCAGCGGCATTTCCGGGCGGGCATCGACCTTGTGCGCGCCGGCATGAACCAGGGTCACCGTGACCCCCTCGGCGTCCAAACGGCGGCTGATGTCCACATGCATGGCGACGACGCCGACAGAGCCGACGCCGCCGGTCCGGGGGACCGTGATCACCTCGGCCGCGCTGGCAATGGCATAGGCGGCGGAATAGGCCATCTCGTCGAGGATCGCGACGACCGGCTTTGCACCGGCCTCGATGCGGTAGGCGTGGATCGCATCGACCAGATCAAAACACCCGTCGACCTCGCCGCCCGGGCTGTTGATGTGCAGGACGATGCTGCGCACCTGCGGGTCCGCCGCCGCCTGGAAAAAGCACGCCTCGATCCCGTCATATCCGGTCATGCCGCAGAACGGGCGCATCATCCCGAGCTTGTGCACCAACGTGCCCTCGATCGGGATCACGGCCACGCCCTCAAGCACCTCATAGGGTCGATGAGATCGGTCGCCCGAGTCTTCGAGCCTCGCCACCGCCAACGCACTGCTGGCATGGCCCTCAAGGTCAGACCATGCGAGCTGGTTCACGCCAATGCGGGTTCCGATGGCGGCGACGATCGCGTCGACCACCAGCCGCCCCCGACCTGGTTCGACCAGCAGTGGGCGATTAAACAGCCGGGCTCGGACATTCACGAAACGGTCGACGCCAAGATGATCACGCATTGTCATCCTCCTCCGTTCGCCCGTCATCCACGTCCTGCTCTGGGGAGTGCATCACCATGGCCCACTGCGGCTCCGGAATGCCCAACTCGCGCATCCTGTCGATCTCCCGCGCCCGCTGCTCCAGCACATCCTCCCAGTCCAAGCCCATCTCCGCCGCTTCGACGTCGAGGGTCGAAATCATGCCGTCCATGCGCATCTGCGCTCCCTGGGCTTCCTTGGTCGGGTCGACGACACCGCGGCCCGGCCCGCGCCAAACACAGACGACCAGATGCGGATAGGCGTCGTAGAAGTCGCTGACCCCATCGGGCAGCGGCAGCGCGCCGGTCATAACCTTCTCCTCGAGCCATGCGAGGAATCGCGGCGTGCAGAACCCGGCGGCGAACAGCCCCCGGGCGGCGGTCAGCCCTTTCCAGGCGTCGGCGATCGCAGCACGCAGCGAAGAGTAGTTCGCCTTGCTGTAGTCGCGCGTGATCTGTGCCAGCGTCACCCCGCCAAGCGATGCGGTCAGCCGCCGGTCGGACCAGTCCGATGAAGGCATCCAGCACACCCTGCACCCGCTGATTCTGGAACAGGTGCAGCTTCTCGCCCGGGAACAGGGTGGGCATGCGCAGGCCACCGAAACTGATCGCCCGCTGGTCATGGAACGCCGTGCGGTTGCCCTGGTAGGCGGACAGTTGGTTGTCCTCGGCGAGCAGATCGCGGGCCGTCGAGTGGTCAAACGGGCTTTCGATGGCGCCCATAAGCATCGAACTGATCACACCCGCCGCCAGTTCGGTGTCGGTCATCTTGCTGCCCATGCGCAGGAGCTTGACCGTCGCCAGCAAGGCCGGCTCGCCCCGGCGCTGGTCCGCGCGATCGGCCACGAAATGGTGCACCACCTGGGGCCGGCCCCAGTCGGTGGTCGCCTCGATCCGCTCCCACTCCAGGGGCCGCGCACCGATCGCACCGTCGGAGGCGTGCGCCCGGCGGAAGTGGTAGGCGACCGGTGCGCCGTCGGCGTCCATTTCCACGCCGCCGCGGAGCCGGTCGTTCGTCCCTTCGCCAAGCGGATTGGACAGCCGGTCAGGGTCTACCAACTGATAGCAGGTCGCCGATCGCCCGCCGCGCTCACGCCACTGGATCAGCGCCAGGGCGTCGCCGGTGGCGACCCAATCCTGAAAGGCGATCCGCTGCATCTCCCCCTCGCTGTGGGAGCGCGAGAGATCGCTGAACTTGAGCGGGTCTGCCGCCTCCGCCGCCCATTCCGCCTCGACCATGCGGGCCCACTCGTTCGCGGCCTCGAACGCGATACCCAAGGGCCGGTGCCGCGGGGTGAGCTTGAGGCGCAGGCCCGAGCCGATCGTGTGATCGGTGTAGGTCTTCAGCGCCGCCCGGGCCTCCGGGACATTGCGCAGGATGTCCCGGAGCCGAGCGATGGACGGGTCGCGCTCGCGCAGCCAGGCCCGATCCGCCGACAGCAGCGGCGGGGTCCAGGTGAACATCTCGCGCGAGAACGGATCGGCCGCGTGGTGCGCGGTCCCCCCCGGCGCTGACATAGACCGACGCATGGGCGTAACACCGTCAGCATTGACTAAGCGGCCAGCCATCGCTCCGGGCCTCACCCCAGCACCAGCGAGATGGCATGGCGACCGTCACCCTGGCCAAGCTGGGCCTTGAGTTCCTGAATGTAGGCGCGCAACTCGCCGGCTTTGACGGCGGAATAAGTCACCGCCTTTTCGCCAATTCGCACCGTCACCTCGCTCTCACCGATGGAGAGCCGGTGCAGCGCGTCCTGCGCTTCGCTCAGGCGCTGTTCGAGGATCGCCGTGTCTGTCATGTTCGCCTCGCTCTCCTCACGCCAGCATGCTGCTGATCTTGCGATCCGGCGCCGCGCGGCGGCCGGCCTCGTGAACCTCCGGCACGTCGTCGTCGTCACCCTTGCCCGTCGCCGCGATCACCGACGCCGCCCCCTCTAGCGGCGCCCCGATCGGGACCACCAAGGGGTTCTCGTCTGCCGGTCGGCACCAGACCGGCGGGTTGTTCCAGTCGTATTTCCGAACGCCCCACAGGTGCATCTGCACCAGGGTCAGCACGAGCAGATCCCAGGACTCGTTGCGGATCCCCTCCTTGACTGGGAGCCATCGCCCGGTCTTGTCCGGCGCCTCGGCGGCCAACTGGTCGAAGAACGGATGCGGCGCCGTGGCCTCTCCGGTTTCGGGGTCCCAGGTCAGGAGATCATTCGAGAAGTGGATGAACCCGCTTCCCGGCTCCAACTGGTTCAGCATCCCGGCCGCGTCGTTCTTGA